AACTTAACTTGATCACCGTTTGCAAATCCATGGTTGGCAACAGTTACCACCATAAAACCTGTATTAGGATTGTATGTTGCTGTAGATGCTGTATGTTGTGAAGGTGCTGTTAAACCATGTCCATTAATTTCAATAACCATTTCACCTGAAGCAGGTGTATAGGTTACATCTGTTACTTGGTTTGAGAAAGTAGTTCCATCGGATTCTCTTACACCATCAGTTACTGCTGATACAAAGGTATGTGGAGTGTTACCACCTAAAGGATTAGGATCAGTTGTAATAGTATTATCAAATGATTGAAGAAGACCAGAAGCATAATTTTGAACATCAGTTTCATTAAATGCTTCATTTCTCATTGCTTGAATAACGAGAACCTCTGCATAATTAAATACTTCCACTGATTCATTTTCTTCACCAGCAACGTGTGCTCCTGTTACATAAAGATTTGCAGCGTCGTATGTTTGATCATTACCACCATATTGTAGGTCGATAACCATCGCTTCTATGAAATCAATAACATCGTCTTTACATGCTTGATTTCCTGTTGGAATACTAAATGTAGGATTGTTTGCCAACATTTTGTTGACAGCAATCTCTGCAATCATTACTTTATTAGCAAGAATTAAATCTGCAGCGTCAGCATAACGATCTCCTACTAAAGAGTTTGCAATTCCTATTTCCCAAGTAATTCCATCAGTTGATTTATAAATTACGTTTCCTGCTGCTGCAATCAATACATCTTCATTACCAGTGATAGCACTAAATGAGGATGCTGTAGTTGTTCTTTCAGTCCAAGTAGTACCATCTGGAGAAGTGTATGCACTTCCTCCACTAGAAACAGCAACAAACTGAGTGTTTTTATAATCCCAAATTACATCAACAACAGAGTGTGTTCCAGATCCATTAATAGGTACAAAAGAACCTCTTGCAGTCCAATCTTGACCATCATCAGAGGTAAACCATTGGGTTCCTCCAAATCCTACCCACTGTTCATTATCGTCCCAAGCAATTGTCTCAATAACTGCAGAACCAAGAGAGTTTTCAGCAACTGCCCAGTTAATACCATTTGTAGATGTAATTACTACGCCATTACCACTATTACCACCAACTACAACAGTTGTGGTTCCATTCCAAATAATATCTTTATAATCTGCTCCAGGAATAGGATTAGTTTGAGATGTCCAAGATGAACCATCTGTAGAAGTTAAAATATTACCAGAATCACCAACAGCAATAAATTGAGTATTTACCCACTTAGCACTGTTTATTGATCCAACAGCAGCAGAGTTAGGGGAAATAGAAGCACCGTCAAGATATCTAATTCTATTTCTAATTGCTAAAACTGATAGTTCTCTTGCTTGTTCAAATGCAAATCTTGTCTCAGTTAATTGACTGGCGATATGTGTTAAAGCACCACCAACAATATAATTATTTGCTGCTTCTAATGATGCAGCATTACCACCATGTGCTAAGTCATATTGAACTGCATTAAGTATGTGTTTAATATCAGTTTTACATTGTGATTCGTCAGGAATAATAAGAGATGGATACTTTGCCTTAGTTCTAATTAATGCTTCATCTGCAATAAATTCTTTATTTCTTCTAATAAGGTCAGCACCATCAAGAAATCTATGACCTTGTTTTGCTGATTCTTCAAACTTAAATGGAGAGTTTAATAAACTAAATCTAACATAGTTATCAGAAGAAGTTGCACTGGCAGCAAAAGTAGTTAATGTAAATGGGGTTGCTGGTGTACCCACTCCTGTTGCTGGAGTGTCTTTAAATACAACAAATTTTTTACTAAAACCGTCAACTTGTTCAATTCTATGAGTAACATATTGACGACCATTAAATCTGTTAAGATCTGCACCACTACCTGTTGATGGAAGTTGATCAAAATCTACCCATTGACCAACCTCAAAATTATGATAATTGTTTGTAACAAATACCATACCATCTGGATAAGAATCATCAAAATAACATTCTTCTAAAAGATATGCTGGATGGTTTGTTACATGTTCAACTGACTCACCCTCTGCTCTAAGTGAGAAAACTTTAGTAGCAACAAACTCATATTGTGGGATAGATGCAGTAAATGTAAATGATGCACTTCCGTTAGTTGCAACACCACTAACATGAGATGGTGCAACAGTTCCTGATGTACCAGCAGTTGTTACTTCATATTGTACTGTATCTGTAAATACTACTTGCCCTAATGTATATGCAGTTTCTTGTTTCCATCTTACAGCACCAGCAACAGGAACAGGAGTGTACTTATATGTGTCACCTTGTTCTAATGCACCTCTTACTTCATTAACAACAATAAAACCTAAATCTTGAGAAGTTCTTTCTGCTACAATATCACTTTCTGGAAGACCAAAACTTTTCTCAGTAATAATTGCTCTAGAACCAGTTGCAACACCAGCAATCTCATCACCTACTTCAAATTCAGGATCGTTTATATTACCACGGTTAAATTGAATTCTAAAAATACCTTCACCAAAAATTTGGTAACCAATCGGTAAATCTCTACCAAATTGTCCACCAAGTGTTTTATCGTAATAAACTCTTTGTTTATCATCAAAAACGTAAGCGTATGCCCATGTTCCAACTGGTTCTTCAAATCCTTCAGAGTTCGTTTGAATCTTGTCACGGAATGTGACACCAATCATATAGTTCTCATTCTGATTCTTGAACATGTGCTTATTCGGATTTCTCGGACGAATAATACACAAACGAATGTTATCACCAACAACTGAACATTTGTCAGGAATAGAAATTGGGTTGTCTTCTAAGTAATCACCACCAGCAACAATTAAGGTCTCCTTGTCAGGAGTAGTACCAGCAATCTGTGCTGCTTTTTTAATAGATCTTACAGGTTTCGTTGCAGAACGACCATCAAAGTCGTCGTTACCAATCTGCTCAGAAACGTAAATACGACCACCAACGTCATTGGTAGCAATATTGTAAACAAAGTTTGTAGTTGCAACTTTGTCAGTATCATCATCAAATGCAGGAGTTTCAGAAGTTGGGAAGAACGTAACACCAGTTTCTGGGTCAACGAAGGATTGAAGGTTAGGTGCTTTTAAATTTAATCTAGGGTTAACAATTGTATCAATATCAAGGTTATTAATACGTGCAGTGTCAGAAATAATAGAAGTAGTAGTTCTAATCTGACCCTCAACATCAAGTTCATACTGAGGCGACAGCGTGTTAATGCCGACACGAACAAGTTTATCAACATCATCAGATAAGTTGGAGAAAAGTGCTGACTTTTCATCAGCACCACCACCCAATCTCAAATTCAAACTTGTATTGTTTTTGATTTTTAGAGAATTCGATTTAAGAATCTCTTTATCAGCATTAAATTCTAACGCCATGTTCTTCTAAATTCCTTCTTTGTTATTTAGTACGTTTATTATGGGAGAGTACGATCCGAAAACTGTGTTAGATCTATAGCATTTTTAAAATATTCATCATTGTCTGCATCATCAAATGCAGTTCTAGAATCATGTAATTGCTCAAATCTTTTTTTACATTCAGGATGATTATTTTCCATATAATCATAATGATCACTAACTTCTAATGGAGCAACATCATCTAACATTATGATAAATTCTAATCTTCTTTTTGTAGCATCATAATATTTGTCTGTGATATAATAATGATCAGGAAACTCATTAAGGAGTGCTTGAGCATTTTCTTTACT